AGATAAAGTAACATTAGCACCGGATAAATTAGATCCAACTTCACTAAATGTTACAGCACTATCTGAAGAAGCAGAAAGAGTTGCAATTGTACCAGAAAAGTTTCCAGCAAAAGAACCTAAACTGCCTGCACTTGTTGACCAAGTAGGTGCATCAGATACAGTTAAAATATTAGCACTTGATATAACTGCTTTACCAGTTCCATTTTCAACCCTCATCCTATATTGAGCATCAATGCTTAAAGTAATTGTAACAGTTAATGATGTACTATTATTATATACAATTGTTGAAGCAGGATACCAAATACCCGTTGAAGTATTTATAAATTCTACTTGTGAACCAACATCAAAATTAGATCCTGTAACTGTAATTGTAGATGCAGCATTACCTATTGTAGTTGGAGAAATAGAACTAATTGTTGGATTAGCACCTCCAGCAGCTATTCTAGCATCAACCCTTGCATCTGTATAATACAAATTAGAGCCTTCAGTTAAATTAGCAGTTGTAGAACTTGTTTCATCTATTAATTTAATCCAATTACCATTATGTGCAAAATAACCTTTACCTGTTCCATGAACATGAGCAAACATACCATGATAAGTAGTAGCACTTGGTAAATTACCCTCTGCAGAATACATATTAGCAAATAATACTTTATTACCACCCATATCTAAATCAGATGCAACAACAGCGGATACAGCATTAGCGTTAGTATATCCATCAGTTATTCCATAACCTGATAATGTAGTTGGTTTACTTGTTAAACTAGCAAACACTCCATCAAATAATGATGTATCACCTGCAAGTGCAGTTGTAGAACTTGTACCTAATACCAATGAATCTGTTATTCCATATCCACTTAATGTAGTTGGTGTTGAAGTAATTGCACTAAATGCCAAAGATGTTGGTGTTAATGCACTTAAATCTACAGAATTACCACCTGATATTGATAAATTTGGATCACTAAAAGTTAATGTTTGACTATCAGTTTCACTTGTTATATAACCAACATCATTAGTCCATTGAGATATATTACCTGATTTATTTGTAAAAGCTGTTGTACTTGTTGCTGTTACAGCATCAGTTATTCCATAACCTGCAACTGTTGTTGGCTTACCTGTTAATGAAGTAAAACTTTGAGCTGGTACTGAAGTTAAATATGCACTATCATTTGTAAATTGTGATATATTACCTGCTTTATTTGTTAAAGTATCACTTGAACTTGCTGTTATAAAACCAGCTGAATTGGCATCAATTTTTGTTTGAACTCTAGCATCAGTATAATATTTATTAGATCCTTCAGATAAATCAGAAGTTGATTTAGAAGATATATCTAATGAAGTTAAAATATTAGCATTAGCAGTACCATCAAAACTAGCAGTACCAGTTATTGGACCTGTTAATGCAATATTTCTAGCAGTTGCTAATTTTGTTGCTTGATCAGCAGAAGTTACAGCATCATTTATTTGTACATATGCACTTCCTGACCATCTATAAACATCTCCTGTATCAATAGCAATATATATTTTACCTGTTTCACCTGTTCCTGGAAATGCAGCAAAATTAGCATATTCCTCTACATCATCTACATAACTAGGTAATTGTGCAGTTGGAACTTTACCAGCACTATCTAAACCAGCATATCCATTATTTTGATTTTTATTAGAAATTTGTTCAAATGCTGTACTATTAACACCATCTAAAGTATCTGCATCAACATTTAAATTATCAACAAATGATTTATTTACACGTGTATCAATAAGCCCATTTACTGTACTAGTATTTACCGTACCTGCAGGCCCCTGCGGACCTGTTGAACCTTGTGGGCCTGTTGGACCAACAATACCTTGAATACCTTGTGTACCTTGTGAACCTTGATTACCAGTTGGTCCTGTTTGACCTGTTAAACCAGTGTCGCCTTTATCACCCTGTGGACCTTGTGGACCTGTTGGGCCTTGCGGACCTTGTGGGCCTGTTGGACCTGTTTGTTTTGAAACAGTTATAGTTGAAGTTGTTCCATCTATTTTAATTGTCATATTATTTTATTCCTTACTGAGGTTGGTATCTTATTACAAATACGAACCTTATTGAATTTTTAACTTCAGGAGTACCTGCAGCCCATTGTACTTTCATAACCACAATATATGGTGATGCATCATTAGGTGTAGAAGTATAACTTCCTTGATCTGATAATAATGTACTTGGAACCAATAGTTCAAATTTACCAGCAGTACTAGTATTGTATACTAATTCTGCTTTTGTATAAGTATGTTGGTTTGAACCTCCAACTGCCGATAATGAATCAATTGTAATAGATCCTCTTTTTCTTGTAACAGTGGCTTCAAATAAATCAGCCTTAATATCAAAAGTAGTAGATGCAGAACTAAAATCTATAGTGCCATCTTCTATTGATAATAAAAATTGATTACCTTCGGATATTTCTCGAGCAATAATATTATCTGCTCCTCCTAAGTAATTTTGTATGTTTGATATTCTCATATTATCTCCTGTAGGTTAGTTATGAGTAAATATATATCTATGGACATATATTTTTGTTTATTAAGTTTCTTTAACCCAAGCTGTACCATTCCATTTATAGATATAAGATGCAATTAAAGCATCACCTGCACTATCTGTAATTGAATAAGTAGTTCCTGGGTTTGTATAAATTGTTGCACCAGAATTTGAAGATCCTAGTGACAAAGCAGTAATTTCACTGTCATTATTTACTCTGTATGCTAAATATAATTTAGTAGAAAAATAAACCATTTCAGATCCATTTATTGTATTAGCTGATTGATCAACTGGTATATTAGATATTTCAGTAGAAGTAACTGCATCAGTATCAATAACATATTGACCATTAGAATTAGCTGTTATAGCAAAAAACCCATCTACTAATCTAGGAGTACTTCCAGTTATACCATTAAAAGCAAATTCTGGAGTTTTTAAAGCATCTACTTTATATCCTGGAAATATAGTATTTAAATTATTTTTAGTAGTTTCAAACCAAGAATAATCTGTTGGTGTATTTGAAAATACATCTTTATTAGCTAAAATTACAGATCTTAAACCATAATAATTTGGAACAGATGAACCTGCTTCAATAATTGTAGCATTACCAACACCTGTTGAAAAATTACCTACTGTTGTTCCAGTAGCTGCATTATTAGTTACAGTTAATTTATATAAATCACTAAAATGTGCATCAGCAACTGAAGTAAATCTAATTTGATTAGCAACTGGTTGATCTTTTTCAATAGTCCAATCAGTTATGTTTGTATTAACATTTTCTATTACATCAGCTATTGTATTTACAGCACCAGGTAATGTTGGAACAAAACCAACAAAACTTTTATTATAATCAGCACTAGAACTTCCTGGTTTAAATACTTGAATATTTGTTTTACCAGCATTATTAATATTTGTTTGAGTAGTACCTAAACTTCCTTGTGTAATACTTTTTGTAACATTTGAATTAGAAAAAGTAAAATCTAATCCAATATCATCTTGAATTGTTGTAGTATAATTTACTATTTTTGAATTACCTGAATCTATTGTTGCAGTTATAAAGCCATTTAAAGAAGCATTTAATGCATTTTTAAATTCAAGAGCAGCCGCAGTAGCATTTAAATTATTTGAAAAAGATTGTTGTGTTCCACCAGTAAATGTAACTTCACTAAACAATGGTAATCCATTCATAGTTTTAGTAAATAAATTAGGAGCAGTAATATTATATGTTGATCCTAATGTACCTGATCTTGTTATTGTAGATGTTCCAAAAACTATATTTCCTGCATCAGTTCCACTAACAGAATTATTATTTACTGTAGCAGTCCATAATTCACTAGGAACCGAATCAAATGTAGTTGTTGATGTAAATGTAATTTTTTTAGTAGTATTATCATATGTAGCAGTATAATTATTAGGAGACTCTGTATTATTATTTACTAATGCAATTAAATCTGCTCCAATAGTAGCTGATTGATCATCTGTTTCAAGATCAGCAGCAACATTTAATGTATAAGTTCCTGTACCATCAGGTTCAGTTAAAGATATAGTTGTTGATCCTGCAGTTCCAGCACCATCTGTTTCATATTCATAATTATAAATAATATTTGAACCATCACCAGCTACGTCATTAATTGTAAAAGATGTAGCTTCATTTGTAGCAGTACCTGTATTAATTATTATACCATAACCTGAAAAATCAACAAGACCACTATCAGGATTTATATCTGATACATAACTAGGTAATGAAACTGATAATCCACTTATATTTAAACCTAATACTGCTGTTCTAATTTCATTTAATGCATCAATAACACCAATATTATTTGAAAATGTATTATTAGTTATATAACCTAATGATCCTAAGCTTATTGAATATTTAGTATTTGTACCTGTATTCCATCTTGTGTTTGCAGATGGTTGAGGACTGTTATAAATATATAAATTATTATTTAAAATAAATTCTTTTCCAAAACCAAAAATATCACCTGTATCTGAATAAGTTTGTTGAGAAACATATGTACCGTTTCCATCATCAGTATATACTTGAGTATTTGTTGTATTTACTGCAATAACAGAAGTAGCACTTATAGGATGAATATTATTTAAACTATTTCTCATAGTAGCCGTAATAATATCAGATCCTGCCCAAGTTCCTGCATTTGAATAAACAGAACTAGTTGCTGCCATTTTTAATTCCTTTTATTAGTTAAATTGTCCACCACCTTGTGCAGTTGATAAAGTAAAATCTATTGAACTTGTAGCAACAATTTGTGAAGCTGAATTAGTATAAGTAATTACATTACTGTTAGCACTAGCAGTAAAATTAGTTAAATTATTAATTGCTGAAGCTACAGCCGTAGCCGTATTTGCAACAGTTGAAGCCATATTTCCTGTTAAATTTCCATAATTTGTTAAACTTAATTTCCAAGTGGCTTGTGGATCATTAGCAGTAGAATAATTACTGTCTAATGTAAGTGTATATGTATTTGTTGTTCCTGGTCTTGTTAAAATTAATTCTCTAACTTTTGAAGCTGTAGTTATTTTTACATTAGTATCACTTAAAAGTTTAATTGATATAATACCACTAATAGTTTCTACCTCAGTAGTTACTTGTTCATATCTGTGATAATATTTTATTTTAGTTCCATTATACCAAACAATAATATTTTCATTTGAATCTACTATATTGTTACTAATATCAAAATTTGATAATGTTGTTAATATTGCCATTAGTTAAACTGTGCGCCCCCTGTTGCTCCTGTTGTAGGAGGAATTAAAAAATAACTCCATATTTGACCTTCAGTAGTTGAGCTATTATAAAGTAAAACATCATCTCCCATAGCAGAAACATTAAAGTTTTCAACTCCGCCTGCATTTGTTGTAGCATAATGTGACCAAGTATTTGTAATTAATCTAAATGAAAATAATTCAGTAGTAGACATTACATATATAGTTGAAGTACCTATACATACAGATCTTCCAAAACCACTTGAAACGCCTCCTGCTACTAATGAAGATAATTCTAAAGTTCCATTAACTTTAACACTATTATTTGAACTATTAGCAGTTAAAAAACCTGTTGCATTCCAATCTTTAGGATTTGCAATTACTTTTCTAGATGTAGTATTTTGTATATCATCAGCTAAATTAATATGTAATAATTCTTTTTGTGTTACATTACCTCTTGTTCCTGTAAAACTTAATTGTTGTTCTTCTGTTGTTGCTGTACCAGAATTAAAACTTGTAGGAAATGTAATAGAACCTGAACCATCAGATCCACCAGTTCTAGTAATTGTATTAATTGTTGAACCTGCATAACCTATTTGTTGAACAGCATTAATATCTGTAAAACCATCTCTCATATTAGAGCCTGTATTACTATCTCCATATCTAATTTGAGTAAATCTGTTTACAACACCATAAGGATTTTTTGTATCATTTGGATCTATAATAATTCCAGAAACACCAGAAGTAATACCACCAGCCCCTGGTCTAAATACACCAAAGTCATAAGCATTAGAAAATGCCCCTCTTGCAAATTGGTTTATTGGTCTTACCCAAAATACTAATGTATCTGTAAAATCTATATCAAATACTTTATGTGTAATTGTAGCACCTTCAGCAAATGGACCTGTTGATGTTCTAAATGAAATATTAAATTCTCTATCAGCAATAGCATTATTAATATTATCTCCAATATATATTTCAAATGTTTCTGTTAATCCAGTTGGTACAGTCCATCTTAATTGAACAAATGGAGTAGTAGAGTCTGTATCACTACTAATTGCTGTTAAATCTGTAATTGCTCCAAAATTTCTTGGATTAGCTAAATTTGTATTAGGAGCTGTTTGAAATTCTGTTAATGCCTCTTCTGTATATGCATCTGCATTATATTCTTGAGCAGTAATTAAATATCCTGAAACACCTTCTTCATTCATATCAGCTTCAGTTATAGAATTAATTTTAAATAATTTATTAGTAAAACCATAAGTACTATTTGTAACTGATACTATATCTGTAACTTGTAATGCTAAAGCTCTTGTATCTGTTTTAAATGAAATAATTAAATTATCTCTTGATTTTTTAACAATAATATGACCAATTCTTTCAGCCATTATATTATTATTTATAAACTTAAATCTTGTATCTTGAACTAATTCAGGTTCATTAAATGATTTTTGATTAGTAGCTAAATTTAAAAATACTTGATCATCTTGATATTTTTGATCATAAGAATTAAAAGAAATATTCATTTTATTTAATGCACTATTAAAACCATCATTAACTATTGTAACATCACCATACATATTATCGTCAGTAAATGACATTACTGAAGATCCTGTAGTATCTGAAATAACTTGAAATTTACCTAAATGATAAGAAAATATAGCTTGAGAACAAACAACTAAATCAGAAACATTTAAATCTCTTTCATCAAAAGTATTAATTGCACCATTTGTAGTATATCTTTTTGCTGTTGTACTAGCTCCATTTTTATCTGTATGTGTAATTAAAGTATCACAAAATGTTTTATGAGCATAAAATGTAGGTAAATCAATATCAGTATCAGCCATTACATCACCACAACCATAAATATTATTAGTTAAATAATCTAATAAACATTCAGACGGATTATTTGAATATGATGTACCAGTTGATAAATTACCAGATGAATCAAATGTTCTAACTAATTTACCTGAAATTTCTGCCCCTAGTTTATTTGTTAAACCAGTTACAGATTCATCTCTGTTATATTTTAATTCCACATATAAATATGCAACATTAGGCATTGTTCTATTTGCAGCATTAGTATTCCATTTAGTTGAAAATGTTTCCATAGGTGAACATCTTCCACCTGATTTAAATTTTTTAACTATTAAATTACCATTTAAAAAATCATCAGTTCCACCTTGTGAATCTGTTGCATTTGTTACATTACCATTACTATCTAAAGTTAATCTAAAATCATCCCACCATATTTGACCAATGTTTTCAATAGGTCCTTCACATAATGAAATTATAAATGCCATTGTTTGATTATCAGATGTTATATCAGCAAATGTAATTGAACCAAATACTCTGGTATTTCCATATAAAATAGGTAATTTATTACCAGGGTTTGAAGCAATTCTTTGTCTAACTCCTTGATCTGGAGATTGTTCCATTTGTCCCGGGCCTGAAGGAACATCTGGAGCAAATAATTTATTAGCAATAAATGAAACTGCAACTGATAATGCAAATCTAGCTATCATTCCAGTAACTGTACTTGAAGTTAAAACTGTAATAACAGGTGCGGCTGCTGCCATAATTAAATTTCCTTTTTGTGCATTGATTGAAATTCTTTATAGTTCAATTTATTAAAATTAATATTAGTTTTAGGTATAGAATAATAAATTATTTCTTTTACCTCTTTATGATTTTTTGTTTCTTTTTCTAACATTTTATTCATTCTATAAAAAATAGATGAACCTCTCTTATTAGGATGAACCCAAGTCAATAAAACATGTAATTGTGTTATATGTGGATTTAATAAATTAGGTATTTTCATTCCTAATAATACTCCATCAATAATTCCATTATTTTCTGATATTACTGCAGTTTTATCTTTAGCTATTGCTTTCATTAAACCTCTATAATATTCAGTATTATCCTCTTTAAATTGACCAAAATCAAATTCTATTCTATGTTGTTCAAGTAATTTTACACCTTGTTCAACATCTTTATCTTCTCCAATTCTTATCATTATATTTTATTCTCTTTCTTATTAATCTTCAGCACCAAATCTTGGATTAAAGTCAACCATTGAAGCGACAAATTCCATAGATGCATCATTACTATTATATTCTTTAAATGAACTATCAGATGTAAATCTACCTGATTTAGTGTTTAATATAGCACCAACTATATTTTTACATTCAACAGTTATATTAACATCTCCACTTTTAACATTTTCTTCATCAACAGCATGTGAATTAATTATACCTTGCCATTTTTGATAAATTTGACCTTGAATTGCTCCAGTTTCTTCATTCCAAAAAGCTTGATATATTGTAACTATACCGCCAATAGCATTTACATTTTCTAAAGCAGCTATAATTGTATTTGGTATACCATTTAATTTTATAGTTATTGCATTAGTTTTTACATCTTTAGTTTCTTCAACAGGCGACAAACTAATTATATTTGAACCTGGTAAATATGTATCACCATTATATGTAATATTTGTATATCCTGTATTTAAAAATAAACTGTCAGCATTATTTGTAGTAACTTGAAATTTAATTAATTGAATTGGATATGTTTTAGTACTTTGTGTTTCAGCTAAAGTTGTTGAATCTATTGTTCTAGCCATTATAATATCTCCTGAAAATTAAAAGATCCATATTGATAATAATTAAATCCTGGGCCAGGTACAATAGTTACAGGTGGTCTTCCATTTAATAACATTTTAAATTGAACACCATTACCATAAGTAAAAGTATTACCAGATACAATAGGATTAATTGCACCAGTCATTAATTTAAAAGTTAATAAATTACCAGCCGTTGCAGTAGCATCTTCTTTAATTTGATATACTTTTGTACTTGAACTAAATTGTATAAAATCACCAGCTTTAACATTACTAGATAAATCTACATTAGCTAATTGAACATCAACTCCACTTGTATTAGCATTAACAACTGTAATTGTTAAACCACTTTGTGCAGTTATACTTCCATTAGCAAAAGTTAAATTAATAATTGATGGTATACTAGTTGTTTTAAAATCAATACCATCTTCTAAACCTAATAATTCAGCTTCCACTTCATCATATTTTGCTTTAGTTAATAATGGTAAATTTACTTCCATAGAATAAAATGTCGGACTGCCTCTTTCTTGTCTAGCATAACCTGAATTAGATATTGATCTTCTAATTCTTGCTGATCTATTTAATGATACATCATTTGTATATTCAAATATTTTTGACATTATTTTCTCCTCATACTTAAACCGGCAGTATTTCTGGTATAGGTTTTATTAGCTCCACCAACATGTGATGGGCTTGATGTTATAACAGCTCTAATTTGATCTATTGCTCTTTGATCAACATTACCACTTACATTAATTGTATTATTTACTATTGATGAACCAACCGATTCACCTCTAGGTATAACAGTTTCTCCCGGTGTTAATAATGCAGGTACCCTGTCATTATAAGGTGCACCACCTGGTACAACTCCACCTTTATTAAATTTAAAAAATGATAATAAACTACCGCCTGATCCACTAACAGCAGCAGTTGCAGTAGCAAATGCTAATTGTTGAGCTTTTTCTGCAGTAATTTGTTTTTCAATTGTAAGTTTTTTAGTTCCAAGAAATTCAAATAATTTTTCTATTTGTAATTCAATAGTCTTTTTTATAATTGTTTCAGCTATTGTATTTAAAACGCTTTTAAATAAACTTTTAGTAATTTGTAATAATGAATTACCTTGTCTTAAACCATCTAAAAATCCTGTACTAATTGTATCTGAAATTAATTTAGCCTCAATACCAGATTGTTCTAATAAATCTCTATATGTTGTTTGATTAGCATTAATTTTAGCTTGATCACGAATAAAATCTCTATTCATTGTAAATATTCGTTCATTTAAAGCAGCTATATCTGATTGCTTTTTCAAAAATGCAGGATCAGTAGCAGCACCAAAATTAGGTCTTGATCTAGGATCCCTTTCAGCTCTTGGTGTAGTTCTTGTTCCTGAAAATAATTCTTTTTGTTTTCTATTTAATTTTGTGTAAGAAGCAACAACTTCATTAGCTTCCATTTTTATTGCATTAAGTTCTTCTTTTAATTTTTTAGCAGCTTCTTCTGCTTCTTTTGAAGCTTTTGGAAATATTTTTAATTTAGAAACAAAATTAAGAACAGATAATTGAGCCTCTTTCATTTTTTGTATAAAAAAATCTTTAATTGTATTTACAACTTTCATTATAGCATCATTAAATGCAATAAATGCTACAACACCTATTTGTATTGCAGTTATAACAATACCAACTATATTGGCTCTTAAAGCTACATTTAAAGCAGCTAAACTAATTCCTGTAGTTCTTATAGCTTGTCCCATTAATACAAATTGTGAAGCAATACCTGCTACAAATGTAGCTACTTTTAATCCAATAAATATTTTAAATCCAGTAATTAAAAGATCTATATTTTTAGATACAAACCTAATTGCACCCTCAATATTTTTAAATGCTTGTGCTAAATTAGTACCAACAGTTTTTGCTAATTCTTTTAATTGAGTATCATTTCTTTTAAAGTTACCAACTAAAGCAACTAATTGTTGTTTAACACCCTCAAATAAGGGTTGAGCAGCGGCTTGTCTAAATCTAAAATAAGCATCTTGCACAAATGAAACCTGTGCTTCTAAAGTTTTTTCAAATTCTTTTGTTGCACTAGAAAATTGACCACCACTACCAAATACTTCAAAAAATCTTTTTCTAGTATCTTCAATTGATACTTTAGCACCAGCTTCAAAGCCTAACATTGCTCTAACACCTCTTTCCCTAAAGACGTCAGCAGCGGCTATACCACCAGCAAATGCTCTTTGAATTTGTTCAGCAGTTTGTCTAAAATCAAGACCTGTAGCTGCAGCAACATTACCTGTTATTTCTAATATTTTAGCTAATTCATTAGCATCTTTAGCAATAACAGCTAGGTTACCAGAACCAGCTGCAATAGCTTCTAGTGAGAAAGGAACTTTACCAGCAAATTCATTTAATACTTTAAATGCTTTTGCACCTTCTGTAGCCGAATTAAATAATAGTTTAAATCTTACTTGTAATGATTCAGTAAGTTGACCTGCAGAAAATGTATCTCTTATAAATTTACCAATACCAAAACTAACAGCAGCTAATGATGCAGCAACACCAACTTTTAAAGTTGTTCCAAGTGCTGCAAAAGTTGCTCTTGATTTAGCAGCTGCAGTTTGTAATTGTTTTAATCTTGTTGAAGCTATTTGAGCATTTCTTCCTAATTTATTTAAACCGGATTGTAATTGGTTTACTCCGTTCTGTCCCTTAACATTAGTAATTATATCTAATTTTACAGCCATTTTTCCTTATCCGTTAGTTATTTCCACAGTAACGTCATCAAAGTATTTTCTAAAAGCAGCCTCTATAAATTTAGTAGGTGCTTGTTGTGAATGTCCATTGTTAAGGAATTCTATATATGTTGTACCATTTGTAACAATAATTTTATTTGGTTTGTCTTTTGGAACCAATAAATTTATATTAGATGTTGCAGGTGCAGTTTTTTGATTATTATATGTTTCAGTGTATCCAATATACCAGCTATTTCTAGCTTGACCAGTGTCAACTGGAGTTGTTAATTTTACTTCAGCAAAAGCTTTTAATGCTCTTGATCTAAGTTCCTGTTCTATTGCTTTATTAATATCTTTTTGAAGATCTTTAGCAGCAGTTGTTAGACCAATAGTAGTTATTGCCATTATATTAATTTACCTTTGTTTATACCTTTTTTAATAATATATCTTTGTGTACCATTGGCACCAATATTTACTTCTTTTTTAAGGTTTCTAGATAATTCTTTTTGTTTTAAATTTTTTTTGGCAATATTACTATATTCAGTTAATTTTTTTATATCTCTCATAATTGCCTTCCAAGTGGGCAGTTTACACCGCCCCACTATTAATCAGATCTTTTAGCTATACTTTTTAATTTATTAAAACCAGCTTCTAATTTTAGATCCTTTTGTGTATCATTATCTCTCATTACTTTTAACGAAGGAAATAATTCATTTACTCTAAGAGGTTTAGTACCTTGGTAAGTAGTTTGAGCTAATATAGCAGACCTATGATCATCTCGCCAACCGTATGGTCTTTCATTAAAATATTTTATCCAGCCCATATATTCTTTACTGGACATATTATAAATAACATCTAATGTAACACCTAATTGATGAGCTAATTCATATTCTGCTAACTCTTCTTCCCCAATGCACCACCTTTATCATCTGATGCAGCTAAACCATTATATACAAGAATTTCTTGTGATAATTCAGTTAATGCTTTAATTGGAAAGTCTTCAAATTCTGAATCTTTCATATTTTCAGCCCCAACTATAGTTTGTCTAAATATAGCACTTAAAGTTTTTAAACCAGCAACATCATCAGTTTTATTTACATCTAAAACTTTTTGTAAGTCTTTAATGCCTTTAACTGTCAGTTGTTTGATCTCCACTTCCTGTTTCAGAAATGGTATTTTCTTCGTTAATTCTATTATTCTTATGTGTTTCATCTTTTATTTCCTCTAAAGGTTTTATATATAAATGTTTATTATTCGATTCAAAGTCTTCCATTATTTTTCTAATTTTATGTAACACATCTAGTGTTTCAAAGACTTCTTGTTTATTATCTACATCTTTTAATCTATCATAAGTTTTTCTTATGGATGTATCTATAGATTTTTTTATGTGTAAAGAAGTTATTCTTAATACATAATATTTATTAAATGGTTTATTGTCCATGATTTTTATCCTATACAATTTAATTAAGCTGGGCAATTAAGCCCAGCCTAAAAATTTTTTATTATGCGTCAGCAAACGGACCAGTATAGTCAGTTGAAGTACTCAAAGTCAAAGTTGCCTGATTTGAATCAGTCAAATTTGGAGCCACTTCAAAAGAAGCTATTTGTCCTTTTACGTAAAATGCAGCATTATCACCAGTAGATGCGTTTTTAACATCTAGTTGAAATACATATGTTAATCCATCTTGAACTAACGCTTGAATTGGATTATGCACACTTGGTACATAATTAAGCGTAAATTCTAAAGTTGGAGCATCAGATTGTCCTTGGATTTGTCCACTTACAGATTGTCCGTAGTTTGGTACGTTAACAATGTTAGCGGGTTTACCAAATGAAGGAAATTCTCTGATGTTAGTAACTTCAGTATTACCTGCAAAATCTCCACCACCAGCTATAAAAGCTTGGTGTGTTGAATCACTTGTTGGTAATGTGTAGCTACTATCAGCTTTGTATTTTAGTTTTGTGAAAATACCAGCACCTATATTCGAAATTAGAGCCATTTTTGTTTTCTTCCTTTATATTATTTTTGGTTAAATTGATTTGAAATTAACAGTATAATTCACGTTAAATAAACCTGAATCTTTTGTATCAATTCCAATGTTTGTTATAAAGCTATTAGTTGTTTGTAGATATCCAGAGATTACTTCTTGATCTAATAAAGTTTTTAATATATCAGCAATTTCATATGCACGTTTCATACCTTGTCCACTAGGAACAAATATTTGACATACAATTTGACCATTTGCTATTACATCTTTAAAAGCTAATTCTGAAGAAAATGGTAATACAGAAACCCGTATCCATTCATCAGCATCTATTTCCCCTTGATAATTCGCAGGAAAAGCTTTTATATTATTAGATGTCCAAGCGGTAGAAGCGAATAAACCTTCAACAGCTGTTAATAATTGAGATATTGTAGCCATTATGATTCCCTTCCAACAATTAAATTAATAACATAATTATTATCTTCAAAACTATTTATTTTCCAATTTTTACCTCTAAGTACAACAATGTCGTAATTATCGATATTTTTAGAATCTAAATTAGCTGAGTCGATCATTATTTTACATTCTAACCTAGGCTTATCATCATTAGTTCTATATTGACTTTCAATTACAGCTTTAACAGTAATTGGTGCATCAGTATTTTCACTAATAGATTGAGTAGCAAAATTATAACCATCTACTTTATTATTTGTAAATGTTATATCTTCAGCTATATCACCTATAGTATTAAATGCATTTTTTACATTATCTTGAATTAGTTTATGATAACCCATTAGGCACCTCCACTAACTTTAACTCCCCTATTTGTACTCATAGCAGCTGGATCTTCATATTTAGCAATTAATTTTTGGATTTGATCAGGTAATTGTTTAAAATTACTTAATCCAGATCCTAAATCAAAAGTTAAAGAAACAGAGCCAACAGATAAATCTTTCAATCTAGGTGAACCAGATGATTGGTCTTCTATTGTGCTCATATTTTTGATCAGATGCAAAGCAAGTTCATAGGTCGCTTTTTTGATATCTTCAGGAAAAGTTCCATAACTTGTTGTACTTCTATCATCTTCTAAAGTTTCATATCCACCGGATTTACTATCCCAGTAGGTAATATCTCTAGGCCATGATAAAGGGTATGAGGTAGTTGGCACAGCTTCACCACCCCAATCCAAGTCATCGAGAATTCCTGTGGCTGTTACTAAAGCTCGTTCAACAGTTTCATCTGTTGCACTATCCCAAGAACTTTGGTTAAGTCTATCATAGAAATAACTTTCTGCTTCTGTTATAGTTACAAATGAATTGATTCCTTTTTGTAAAGCCATTATTTTTCTCCGTATCTAATAGTTATAATATTAACCGTGATAAATTGGGAATAAACCAATTTGGTTAACGTTAGTAGCATGTACTGTCCAGTTTGTACCTAGAGCAAGATCAGCATTTGCAGGATATGCAGTTGCACTTCCAGCCCATGAGAAACCTTTAGGGTGCATTATATTACCCCATCTAGATAAAACAGTCACAAGACCGCCACCATTACCAGCTAATTCATCTCTTTCAATCGCAGTTGGATTCATTTGTGCAATATCAGAATAATGTACAGATCCTGCTTTACACATGTAAGAAACTTTTAAGCCTGCCGGTAAATTTGCAGTTAATGATTGGTTGTTAATAATAAGTCTAATTTTTCCACCAAGAATAGTAGAGAAATTGAAGTTACCGTCAACTACTGGAGCAACATCAAGAACGTTTTCTTTTCTCATAATGTTGTAAGTTTCAGTAGTTACTACTAAATAGTAGAAAGGCTCTTCAAATTCACCTTTTACTTCTGTGATAGCATCTAATAGAGTATCAAAGAAAGTGCTTCTTGATTGGCTAGCACCAGTAGAATTAGCGAATAACGGATTAGGGTTATCACTTGCATCAGAACCAGTGTAAAAACCAAAAGTACCAACTTTAGCAGCAGCGTCAGAAGTACCAATTGTAGTAGCACCCCAAATTTTGTCAGCAACACCATTTAGGATAGATCTTAATTGTAGATCTTCTCTTCTTGCTCTAACTGAAGCAAATTGAGAACCTAAGTATGATAAACCGTCAACTTTTGAAATAAGCTTTTGAACTGACATTTCTTGTGCAGCGATATGATCAATATTTTTGATATATACTGCTGATTTGTTTGATACTGCCATTTCATTTAGATTTTTATTCGCAGCAGTTTCATCTTGTTTATGGTAAGTTGAAGGGTCAGAGAAATCTAACCATCTTAATGTACCAGTGTAATTTTCACCTGAATCGTTAATTCTTGCGTCAGAACCAACCATAGCAGTTGATGTTAATAACGCAGCATCAGCTCTTCCTGCTTGTTCGTAAGCAGAAATTGCTCTCGCAATGTTATTAAAATTTGAACTTGTTACAGCCATTATTATTTTTCCTTTTATTATTTAATGCACATATGTGCGGTTATTATTATAAAAGATAGTCTATTCAGACCAATCTCCGTCAACTTTTACTTGCCCTTTTGCAATAGCATTAAGCATTTCATCAGTTGACATATCTTTTATAGATCCTACAGGATTAATTCCTGTACTTGGTTTGGCTGGAGTTATTCCAGTTCCCATATTCGCTTTAACAGAAAATAAAAATGCATTGTTATCATCTTTAGCATAATTTGACACAGTCTCATTTATACTTAGACCACTTTCATGCACCCAATTTCCTGTAGCGTCTTTCTTTAAACTATTTACAATATCTGAATAGGCCATATTAGCGGCTTTTTCAGATTTAAAGTTTAAAGCATTAAGCTGAGTACGCACGGCATTATCTCTGCTCAATTCTGTGTTCTTTTGTTCATATGCCTCAAGTTTAGCATTAACTTCATTTAGTTTTATTTGCATAGCTTCAGAATGTTTACCTTGTTGTTCAAGGCTAGAAATTTCAGCTTGTCTTTTCTCTACTTTAATTTTTTCAATTTGACCTAAAGCTTCATCTCTTTCTTTATATGCATTATCTAAATTTACTTTAATATTAGATATAGCTTTTGAAACCTCATCATCAACCATTTGTTTTATATCTGGTTGTTTAGTTTCATTTACTTTTTCTTCTTTTACTTGAGTATTATTTTCAATGTTTTCTGACATTATGTTTCCTTTGGACACGGCCTTAGTTATATTTTAATTTAAAACAAAAGATTAATTTGATAATTCTTCTAATTGTTTTAACGAAATTAATTTACCATCTTTATTAGAAAATTGAGAAAATTTAACTTTTCCCGAGTTAAATAAAGTAACTCTTTTTTGGTTTCCTAATACAGCCAGTTTAACTTCATTCGGTTGGCTTGATAACCATTCCGGATAAGTTGTTTTACCTGGTACTTGACCATTGATAGAGGCACGACGACTATCAGATAATCCAGCAATTTTTCGTTTTTGTAATCTATTATTATTTGTATTTAATAATTGATTAGCACTTTTTATTACAGGTATAGTTGTTGATCTACAATTAAAATGTTGTGGTGGTTGTGGTGCATTTTTATTACTTAATGAATAAACTTTACCATCTAATCTTCCACAAATTAAACTAGTTCTACTATCTAAGGTAGCCACATATTGGTAACCTTGAACAACATCATCATTTAATTTATATGTTGTATTTGATACAAAATTAGATGTTTCAGTTATTGCAGTTCTTGTTAATGTTTTTAATTGTACAGTAGAAGCAGCTAATCCGCTTTTACCTACATCTTGAGCTATATTTATCATAGCTTTATTTTGAGTCATTCCATTTTTGACTATACCTTTTATTTTTCTTTGTTCTAAAATACTTATTGATGCTAATTGTTGACTATATGTTCCATTGGATTTTATAATCAAATCATTAACTTTTAAAGTATCTTTTACACCTTTAGCTTTATAAATATTATTTAAAGATCTAGCAAATATACTTTTGTAAAATCTAGCACTAACTCCAACTAGTTTATTTAATTCACTAATACCATCTTTATATATTTTTTTATAAGTTAAACGAATTTCAGTATTTAATTTTCTAGTTAAAGCATTTATATTTGCTGTACCAGATAATGCTACAATTCGTTGTAACCTTATTTTGTGTGACGCTAAAATTTTATCAATTTCAGTATCCAATCTCTTTTCGTAAAGAGTCAACAATGCACGATGTTTCAGCATTCTTGAATATACATCATCATTTATAGACATTTAATATCCTTTAATCTATAGATTTAATTTTAGCAAGTTCTTCATCAACTATTTTACCATGATGATCAATTAAAATTTGAGCATTATTTACGTCAATTTCTAATCTTGCTTTATTAGTTTTTTGTGTTGATAAGGCAATTAAACTATTTCTCATATTTTCGTTTAAATCCTTTTCATAATATTTTTTATCATTAATAGTTATTGTTCTATTCTCTTCTTGTTTATTTTGTATTATCATATTATCTTCTTCTTTTCCTTCTTATTGTCATTTTTCTTTTTCTTTGTGCTCTTACTTGACAACAACATTTTGATTTATTCATGTTTTACTTCCTCCAATGTATCCACCTATAACACCAATTAATCCAGTAACTGACATTTTCATAAGTGTTATTACACTTTCATCTACAGGTCTATTTTCTTGTAAAGCAACATAATAATCTCCAACAATAATGGTTCCTAATAAAATTAAAACACCACTTGTAATTAATAATATTACTATGTCTTTGAAATTTTTAATCATTATATTATCTCTTTTTCATTTTAATACAAGAATTACCTTTACCTCTTCGGTAACCTTTCCAACAAGCTTTACCTGCTGAACCTTTTTTCTTTTTATAAGCCATTATTTACCTCGTTTTTTAGCCGCAATAATTTTATCTCTTAAAGCTTTTGGAAGCTTCATTTGTTTTGCAGTTAAACCGTTTGATCCTTTTTTCTTACTTTTAACACTTTTTCTTTTATAAGCCATTTTATCTCCTTACCATGCTTTGCAAGACCAATATCTTGCTTTTGTTTTTGGACCAGGACTAGCACAATTATGTCTTGCTCTAAAACTAGCTCTAGCTCCAGGGTTATTTTTTCTTATTCTCATAGTTTTTTGACCAGCTTTTTTAGCTGTTGTACCACCATGACCAAAATTTACTTTTACAACATTACCTTTTGGATTTTTGACATAAACTTTAAATTTTTTTACATCACCACGCATAGGTTTGTTTAAAGTTACTTTACGACCTTGATATTCAGCCATAATTAAACTCCTTTGTTTTCAGATTCAATACATGTAAATTTTGTTAGCATTTGATATTCATTAATTTGATCTGGTGTATATTTAGATAAAATCAACTGAGATTCAGAATAACCGTTTTGTAAACAATCATTCCAATCTTTATATTCAGTTGGTTTAATTATACCAGTACTACATTGTTGAGCAATTGCCGAACAAATATATATAGTTAACATAAATTTCATATTATCCCCACAAATTTCCAGTCATAGA